GCAATTTTGATCTGCACTCCTAAAAAGTTGTAATTTTGAACTTATAAAAATTTTCCCCGGAACCCCGGGTACATAAAACTAAGTATATACAACTAATTGGAGTTCCGAAATAATATTCGAGAACGTTATGACGAATTTGCAAAGCAAATCACGCTAATCCCCACTACACAGGGATTATTTAACAATATGTAAACATATTAACTAGGCGAAGGCGCCGAAGATAATATGAAATATGTAGGACAACACAGGAACATATAAAATGTAAAATCAGGTCCTATCGAAAAGTAACGATTAAATACTATACCTTTAGCATCCGAAGAAGGATGTAAAGCAGGCATAACATAAAATTGTGTTACAATTGTATCTGTGGCACTACCATCTAAAGTAGAACCCAGATTACGATAAGCAGGTGATGTAAAATGAAACAATGCATTAGTATAAAATGGAACATTAATACCCACTCCTGCTTGAGTGGCTTGATGAGTTATAGTTTGACCGCCGGAACCATCATTAGCAGTTTGTTGATAAAACCAACTAACTCCACTTGATGATGTAGCAGTACTACCAGCAACATTTAAAATTGTTGTTGAACGTGTTAACTGTTCTCTTCGCGAACGAATATCAGTTATCTGTTCATCAGACTTATTAACATTAAAAGTCCAATTAACAGAACCACGCATTCCTATAAACATCATTGATATCCAATTGAAGGCTGGTGTTGATGAATAGTTAAATCTACTTGCAGCAGCAGTTGTAGAATAACCATTTGTATCATAGCCATATAAGGGAGGATATCTACCCTGTGTTAAAACTTCAGTATAAAAGTTAAACGACGTAGTGTCTGCAACAGCAGCATACGTATCAATATAATTATCTCTGCGAAATAATTGTCGCAAAGAAGTTATTTTCTCTCCCATATTAATCAAATATCGATTTTCGGAAGAGGCTCCAGATTTTTCAGCTATACTATACTGTATAGGGGCTTCATAATCTATTTCATCTGCAGTCTGGAGTTCATTTAATTCAACATTATCAGGTTGAGCTGCAGGACTTCCTGTTAATATAGGATAGTAAGTTGCTTTATTAACTGTCGTAATAGGACAAGCATACTCTAAATTCTCAGCACCACGAACAAAAACTTGCACATGGATAGTTGCTGGATTAAGAGGAGCTGTCAATCTATTAAGCACTCTTACTGTTACAATACCATTACAAAACTGAGTACCAGGTTCAACAGATCCAAAAATTCGAGTAGAATAATCAGAATCAATTGGTAACCATGGTGTATCAGACATATAAGGTACTCTAAATTCAAAATCATTAGTTGCTCCAATATCTATAATTTGTGTAAACACCTGTGAAGAATCTGTACTAGATCCCACAAGTGATCCTCTATTTGGATCAAACATGATTTGCATACGTCCTTTATGATACTGAGTACAAACTACTTTAAATCTCAATATTATATCACCACGCCAGTATCTAAAAAGATTAGAAACATAACACATAGGTGTAGAATTAATATTAGGATGAGTAGCTGATAAATCAGCGTCAAAAAATTTTGGTTGAATTTGGGTTTGAAACAAAACATCATCTAGAGAATTAGTTGATGCATAATCAAATGTAGTTAAATATGATTCTCTCTGATTCATATAAGTAATAGCTAATTCATCATGTGATGGCAAACCAACAATTGATGGATCTATAGAGAGTTCATTTTTAGAATCTATAGCTAATTTTTCATTAGGTTGAGAAATATCAGTAGATGCGAAATTAGGAAATGGTTGAGGTTTCAAATTTTTCGTATCTGATATTTCAGGTGGATTAGAATATCCCATATGATATGCTAATTGACCAACACCTTTTGATATCATAGATGTTGCTGTTGCATAAGGCCCAATAATTGGAATATCTTTCAATTTTCCAAGGGCTGTAGCTAAAGCCGAAGCAGGTTTAGAAATAATCCCAGTAGCATATTCATCAGTCTGTAAAACAGGCTGAGAAGTTGTTCCAAGAAATTCTACATCCTCCATCCAAGCGTAAACTACTACATCAACACCAACACCAGTAACACCATTAGCAGATGTTAATTGATTAACAACTTGATATGAGATAGAACCCATATTTCTAACTTCATTAGCACTAGTTATATCTAGCCATGGTTTGTATAAAAAGAATGGACATACAATTTCACCACCTTGATTTGTTTGCGGATATAACCACACATGTGGCATCTGCGAATAAGGTATAATTTGAGAAAATCTAACCGAGTCCGTAACAATAGTAGGTGATGAAAATCCATTCAAAGGTACATAATTAATTAAAGAAGATCCATAATAAAAAGGAGAAGCGTTAACCATAAATTTAAGGTGGAGTTTTCCACGCATAAAATTATAATTTTGTAACTTATTCTTAATAGTGGGATTATTTAAATATAAATACCATGGTACAAAAGAAGAACCAGTACCAATAGTTTGAGATTCTAACCAGGTATAAGTTGTGATTCTAACTGGACGAGATAAATAATTAGCTAAATCTATATTATGTTGAACATCATCTGAAGCAAAATTACGTCGAGGTGTATCAAAATTCAAAATTGTACCAGCAGTTTGGTCTATAAATTGTGTATTTTGATGCATTTCAGTATTTCCTTCAACTACATCTTCAGAACCACCACCATTTGAGGGTTTAGTGATTCCAACTTCGGATGTCATTCCCTCTGAAGACATTTCCGAATTAGAAGAACCAGGCGCTGCAGAAGCACGACGCCCAGCACCTCTCATATTATAAGAGGCGGAGGGTACGGAAGCAGAAGCTCCACGTAAATTGCCAGGATCTACATCTCCCTGGACTTCGAATCTCGATGGCATGAGCACATTACCCATTCCATCAAATTCACAAAGGCATTCTTCAGATTGACCTTGCAGAAGGCAAAGACAATCATAAGAATTGTAGTAATCTTCGATTACTGGCGAAGATTCGTAAATCTTCGAAAAACAATCAATTTTAGTAAGTCGTTTTACAAGCTCGGCAACAACTCAATAATTCCGAACAGGTATAACCTTGATTGTGTACTAACCTAACACTTTCCTAAACAGGAATTTTGGGGAACGCCCCGGTAAGTGAAACATAGTTTCCACTCTCATAATCCATACAAGATTATAATAAATAAGAACATGCAGTAACTAAACTATGCAAGAGATTTTGGTTCGGACATATCTCTTAAAGCCCCAGTTGTATTTCTACAACATTTTTGATGATTCCCAAAATTGTAATTTGAGTTCATCCCAAGTTGGAAAAGTCCAACTTTCTACATAGTGATCTAAATCATTTTCTGTAATAATTTCTTTAAACATTAATACTTTCTCTTCAAATTTCTCTCTTCCATAAAAGAAATATTCTCGAACAGCAGTACCTATTATAGCAATGATTTGAGCTTCCTCACACAAAGTTTTTGATAAAGTTATCGAGGTCAACATTTTACCTATTGAGGATTCCTCAATAGGACATAAAAATGCACCAACATCAACATCATATCTCCAATATCGTTTCAAGAAACTCACATCATTTATATGTATAAATGGTTTAGATTCACTGGTTTTATCAGCCATTGTGTACTCCACACCAATATTTGCTAAAACCTCCTGTATAGCTGTGTGATTAAACCAATCACACTTACGACTTACGCCCATGCCATTATCATCCCCATATGTCATTAAATTGACATACTCCTTAAATGTAAAACATTCATGGAGAGGATTTAATACAGTGAATGCGTATCTCATATACAGAGAATTCGCTATACAATTTATAATAACTGTTAATGGGTGTCCTGACGGATTTGAACCGTAAAATTCTATTAAATCTCCATTAAAATCTATTAAGGGAAAAGCCACATCTTCGGCTATTCCACAAGTGACCAAAAGATCACGATCACTCCACCCTGCAGATTCCTGCAGTTTACGTATAACATCAAACGCAGCTAAAATCATAGAAGAATGCATTTTCTTATCAAATTTCCCATAATCCCCAGCAACTATCCGATCCTTCCCATGAAAAGTGAGATATTCGTAAATATCTCCCCATTCAGTGGATTGAGCAACAGTCCCAGGTGCTCCTTCAAAAAGAAAACGATTATCCTGAAATAACTTAACAAACGATAACAAATATTTTCTAACAACTATAGTCCAATCAGCAGGCGCACCTGTAAAAAGCCTAGTTTTTTCTAATCTAATCTTATTATATGGTAGTGATTCATCTTTTAAATGAGCACAATAGTTAGGCATATAACGTACACCCGACCAATATTTCTCCATACAATCATCTACACGATCCATAACCTCATCGTTAAACTCAACAGGATCTTGTAATTGTCCAACAGCATCTATTGGATTAATGAAATACTTTTTACCTTTCTTCCAAGGATTACCCATACTGGTATTTCTATTCATTTTATCTACATATGTAACACCAGCTGCACCATTCACAGCTGTCATATTATCATATATAACTAATTTCTCTTTCAATTCTTCAACAGAAAGACCTTTCATAATATCTTTATAAAAAGCATCAACACAATGAGCTAATATATCAGGTCTCAACCCTGCAGCAGGAGTGGCCATCTCTTTAAAGGCTAGATACCAAGGTTTCCAACCTTTCATTACAGGCGCTCCAAAAGCATCTGCATAACCTCTCTTCATACAAGATTTTTTAATTATAGTTTCTTTAACACATGATTTAGTAGAAGGTCGAAACCCACTAAAAGAACCATAAACGTTACAAGAACCTTCCTCAAGGAATCTAGCAGGACATTTACGAGCCAAATCAACCAATTCTCTTGGTGCACTGGGGGCACTAAGACTGGGAACACCAGATTGAATCTGTAATCTATCTATAACATTATAATGCTCATCTATCCATGATTTAGTTATATGGATTGCTCCAACAACTCCATCATCATCACCAACTACATGCATTCCACAAATCACTGGTCCATAACCAGTATCTGCCAATAGTAAAGTTCCACAATCACCCCGTTTAGTGGGTTCTTGAACTCTACCATATACCATATTAGTTGTGATATCTAAAGCTTTAATCAAAATATTAGATCTAAAATGAATCTTATCAACATTTTTCTTATAATAACTACCATCTGGATTTCTTGATAAATACATACCTTTAAACACCCCAGAGAACGTATCTTTAGCAAATAAATCCCTAAGATCTTTCTTTGGAGGTAAACCTCTAATTCTAAATATACATAGATCTTTTTCAGGAAAACGTACTATTTCAGTTTGAGACATCATCATTGAAGTATTTCTATTAACACCATGTGAAAATGGTTCTTGAATTACATCCAATATAAAACTGTGATTCTCAGGTATACCATGATTATTAGTTATATAAGTATGTCCTCCTAAACAAAAAGCCCTATTAGGTCTGGAAAGACCTTCAATAGTTCTACTTGTAATTTGGATACAATTATTTAAAATAATATTCATGATATGTTCTTTATCTAATGCATGATATGATGTAGTCATAGGACTAACATCGAATGAAGTCAAAACAAAATCATTCTTGAACCAGACCTGTTCCCTTTCTTTATCCATTGGGGCAGGTGTTACTCCTGTCGAAGCAGAAGCACCTTGATCTTCACGTTTTTCGGTCTTTAACCACCGATAAACGAAAGAACTGGATTTATACATTGTATAACATGCTGTAATACTACTAACAATAAAAATTAAACAATTACGTCTACCATATTTCCTTTCAATAACATTACCTAAAATACGAAAAAATATCCTTAAAAATCTTGGATCTGAACACTGCCAAATAAAAGAAGGATTAATTAAATTTCCAAAGAAAAACACATACATAATACGTAATCTATTGTATCTATGAAATAAATACAAAAATATACAAAAGAAATAAAATTTAAAAATATATATAAAACCTAATTCAGGAATATCTCTCCATCCGGGAAAATCGGATACTCTCAAAAAAGCATCCATATCCTCATGATAATCAGTATTTTCAGTAGGAGGTATATAATATTCAACATCACCAGACTGTAACTCGCAAATACATTTATTTATAGGTACATAACATTCACTACAAATAGTTACTCTAGACATAGAATTATCACAATTCAAAGATTTATCTTGTAACACATCAAATTCCTTAGCTACAATAGAAAACCAAGCTATAAATTGATATATATCATCAAAAATTTTATATTCTTCAAAACCAGCTTTTTGATTTTCTCTACTAGAACCCACTGGCTTAACTCGATAAACAACAATATCCCAATAATCTGGATATTCTCCCTCTTCTAAAATAGGAACTTTATCTCCATCAAGCATTTGTCCATCTTTACAATAAATATCTTTAGGTCTAATATCGATTACCCAAGGTAAACGACGTTGGACTGCTAATGGACAGGAAAAATATGCTTGTGCATTTAAATGTTTTGTATTAGTTGTTGCAATAACAAATCTACAATTCATAGGTGTTTTTCCTTTATCAGCTAAATCAGCTTGTGTGGGTACAAATGGAACATTATTAACAACTTGTAACATTTCCATAATTGAAGGGTCACCACTAGCTGCTTTATTTGGATTCATAAAAGCAATATCATCCATCTGAATACACCATTGAGTAGAATTAAAATTCACCCAATATTCATCGGAAGGATTTCTAGTATATTTAAATTCAGCTTCCGTTCTAAGATTAAAAATCTTTCCATAATGATAATACAATAATTTAGTAAATGTTGATTTAGCAACACTCGATCCACCAAAAAGAAGTACTCCAAAAGGAGCTTTTCTTTCTTGTTGGGCAAAACGTCGCGTTAATTCATTATTCTTAATCATCATCAAATCATTTAATAAAGATCCTACCATCTTTTTCTCAGTAACTCCAATTTCCATAGCATGTCTATAAATAGACTCACCAGCTTCAATATGAGCATTAAGATCGGCTAAATATCCAAACTTATCTATACCATGTGGTTCTGGACAAGTTAAATAATTAGATTGTATTTTCATTTCATTAGCACGAATAAACCAAAGTTCATATTTATTACCTGAATGAAAAATTGGATCCAAAGATCCACTAACCATACACTGATATCCTCGTTCACATATGAAAATTATAGTGTCTAAAATACAATGTATGAAATCGGTACCCATATGGTATTTTTGCTTTATGGATTCCCTCTCTATTTTACTAAAACGAAATGTAGAAAAAGTTACACCAGCTTTCTCAAAGAGAGAAAGTGATAAACAATACATCAAAAATTTATAAAGTTTCTTAAAAATAGGTAAATTCTTAACGGTCTCATATTTATCCAAAAAGGATCTAAGAGATATAAATAAATTATCATCTGAAGTCTGAACTTCGTTATCAAATAATGCAGAAAAATGATCTGAAATACGATCATAATTTTCAATACTAATTATAGCTTTACCACTACGCAATTTGATAAAATTGGCAATAGCAACTAAATAATCTAAACGATTATTACCATGTATAAGATGGTAACTTAATAAAGAAATATCTTCTACTAATTTGATTACATAAGCAGAATCGGTTCTACTAACAATACTAGAAATACACATATTTAATTTATATAAATAACCATTTGAATCCGATTGTAAATCAAATTTAAACGGTGTCCTATCTATATTTTGAGACTTTAATTTATCATTCCTCATCCAGAAGAAATAAAGCACTTTTAAAACTTCTTTCATAACAGGAAATTCATTTGAAAAAATTAAATAATCCTCAAACTGAGCTTCACTATCATAATATGATAATGTAGCATCAAAGATCTCTCTAGATTTAACTAAAGAATCTATATCTTGCATATCACGATCTTCATATAATAAAGAACTTGCTGTATTATATTCACTATCACTATCATCATCACGATCAATAAAAAATCGGTCATTACGGTAAGTGACATTAACGTGGTCACTTTCAGAAATAATCTCTATTTCCTCATCGGAGAAATAGTCATCGTAACTGAAATCTAACAATAATTCAACATATCCTTGATAATCTAAATAATCTAATATGCTTCCTATACTATTATCATCTAAATTAATAGATAATATATTCCTAATATCTGCTCTGTCGTAGTTGTCTGCTACGTCATTTACACTAGAGTTGTCAATTCCAGTATTGCAAATGTCTATTATGCGTATAAGGTCGCCACCTTCTTTTTGTGCAATCTACTATACTCCGCACCGGCGTGATCAGACCGATGGTGCGGAGGGTGGCCGTGACACTATATTTTCAGTGGCTAGTCAGGGGTAAACACCCCCTCCACTCCATGGTTAAAGTTCAATCTCCAAAGCAATTCCCCTAAGAATAAACGTGCGGCACTACGTCTAAACAAATCGGGAAAAGGATCTAAGGAAACTCATGGTAACCATAAAAAACTAATACAAATACATATATAAATAACAAATTAAAGAGTTATGTGTCTGCTTGTTTCACCTCTAAAATTCTAATAATTATGTAAACTTCCTGGCAATTCAAACATTCAGAGAATAGAATGAAAAGTAACTCCAGCAGAGGTAGATCATAATTAAAATATAATTTGATCAATATATATATATAAAATATCAATTAGTTATAATCAACTTAGACTATACTAACTAACTAACTAAAACTAACTAACTATAATACTAAATGACTAAACTAAACTAACCTAAAATATAAATATAATATAAAATATGTAAATAAATAAATAAATAAACTAACTAACTAAACTAACTAAACTAACTAACTAACTAACTAACTAATAAACTAATACCTAAAATGTATTACATCAGCCCTCATCAAAAGGGATATACAAAAGTATATTGTAACTGATATCTAATACAACTCAACATAGAACACAATATTGTGTTGAGCCTATTACATATTACGCCTGCAATATTTGACAGACATGTGATTTTTAACCTAATATAAAATCACCAAGGTCAAGAAATAAAATGTATAACTTAAATAAATGTTATTAAAATGTACATTAAAAATATTACTAAAATGTGTAGTAAAATGTTATATAATTGCGATAAGAAATTATATAAATAATACTAACAAAAATTAATAAATAATTAACATAAAAATTAATAAATAAATTCAAATCACACACGCGCATTGGGGAAAACCCAATGCGCG